GCTCCACCCCTGACGGTGCCCCCATAGGCCCAAGATAGGGGGTGGGACAATGGGAGTAAAACGCGATCCCGGCCCGTGCTCTCGAGGCCCCTCGAGCCCAGGCTCGCCCGATCGCCACTGTCCCACATACTCTTACCACAAGGTTTTTTTGACCCATGACGCACGAAGAGGCCCTCGAGCTCGCGCGAGAGGTGATCAACGGCAAGTCCCGCGGCTACGTGAGCGCGGCCATCGCGCTCTCGCATTACCTACTCGGTCGCGAGGGCGCGGGCAGCACGGCCCTGCCTCCAGCGCGCGCGTCGATTCCGCCCACACCACCGCGCGCGTTCTTGGAGATCCCTCACGACCCCGTCCCGTCGTCGTGGCCCCCGCCTCCCGAAGAGGTGAGCTCCGGCCGCTTGCCCACGCCACCGGCCCCGCGCACCTCGCCCATTCCTGAGTCGAGTGACAGCGAGTGCCCGCTAGCCAAGGTGCTGGAGGCGCAGGGAGATGTCGAAGTCGGCGCGCGTGATAGGGTCAAAGTATGACCGCCGCCAACAACGCCACGCTCGAACGTCTGATGACTCTCGGGGTAGATCCCCTGAATCCGGGGGAGGGGAAGAGGCTTGCCGTCCGGCACCGGCAGCTCCGCGCCCTCGTCGCAAGACACGACCCGAACGTGTTCTGTCGCTTCGTGCTGAAGGATGAGCGCACCGGCAAGCCCATCTTGCAGGCCCCCATGCACAAGCGGTGGCACGAGCTCATGGGCGCGCACGATCGCCTCGTCATGTGGTCCCACGTCGAAGGGGGCAAGACCACGCAGGTCGCCATCGGGCGGACCCTCTTCGAGCTCGGCGCGGACCCGAACCTCCGCGTCGCCATCGTCTCGAATACGAACGAGCTCGCGAAGAAGATGACGCGCTTGATCGGGCAGTACATCGAGAAGAGCGCTGAGCTGCACGAGGTGTTCCCCGAGCTCGTCCCGACCAACGATCCGAATCTGCCGTGGAAGGCGAGCCAGCTCACGGTGCGCCGCGAGCACGCAGCCAAGGACCCAAGCGTGCAAGCGTGCGGCGTGCACGGCAACATCATCGGCTCTCGTATCGATCTCCTCATCCTCGACGACATTCTCGACCACGAGAACACGCACACGCCCGGCCCCCGCGCCGACGTCATTCGCTGGATCAAGTCCTCGCTCTTCTCGCGCCTCACCGAAAAGGCCCGCGTGTGGATCGTGGGCAACGCGTGGCACCCCGAAGACGCCATGCACTTGCTCGAGAAGGAGGAGCGCTTCGTCGGCGTTCGCTTCCCCGTCGTCTCCGAGACCGGCGAGCTCACGTGGCCCGAGCGCTGGAGCAAGGAGCGTATCGATCTCGCGCGCCAAGACCTCGGCCCCCTCGAGCATGCGCGCCAGCTCATGTGCCAAGCGCGCGACGATTCGAGCGCGCGCTTCAAGCGCGAGTGGATCGACGTCGCAATCGAGAACGGGCGCGGCCTCGCCATGGTGCGCAACGCCGAAGATCTCTGGGATGAGGAGGAGCTCAGCGAGGAGGAGCGCGAGGAGCGCGCCAAGGCCCGCGAGACCATCTGGAGGCTCACCGGCAAGGGCGCCTTCTTCACCGGCGTCGACTTGGCCGTCAGCAAGAGCGACAGCGCGGGCAGCACCGTGCTCTTCACGATCTACGTCGACGAGAAGAAGAGGCGTCGCGTGCTCGACGTTCGCGCTGGCAAGTGGAGTGGCCCGGAGATCGTGCAGCAGATCAAGCAGTGCTACGACGACTTCGGCTCCATCTTCATCATCGAGAACAACGCGATGCAGCAGATGGTCGTCGACATGATTCGCGACGAGAGCGATATCCCCGTCGTCCCCTTCACCACCGGCAAGAACAAGGCGCACTACGAGTTCGGCGTCGAGTCGCTCGCGGCGGAGATGGCTGGCGGCAAGTGGGTGATCCCCAACAAGGCCCCCACGGAGAAGGGCAAGCTCGCCACGCTCGACAAGGAGGTCAGCGAGTGGATCTCCGAGATGCTCTTCTACGACCCCAAGGAGCACACGGGCGACCGCCTCATGGCCTCGTGGTTTGCGCGGGAAGGCGCGCGGAAGTTCGTAGATCTGCGAGGCGGGCACAACGTCGGCGTCCGCGTCTTGTGAGGCCCCGTCTCGCGGGGTAGGATGCACCGCATGGCCACCGAGCTCCGCATCTTCAACGTCCCCCCGGTCACGCCCGAGAACCAGCGCCCCGTTCCGACGCTGCATTCGGTCGTCTCGCTCGAGGAGGAGGGTGACGCGGCGAAGCGCGCTGCCAAGCTGAATCTCCGCGAGTCCGGCTTCACCGTGCGCTCGCTGAATTGGGGACCGACGCCGGCCGGCAAGTCCGAGCTCGTCGCTTACGTCACGAAGGGAGCCTGATCATGCGCCACGACGTCCGAAAGCTCGAAGTCCCCGCCACCGGCAACCACGGAGCGGCCAAGGCCATCCAAGATCTCTCGAGCACCGCGGTCGCCATCGATGGGACGGGCGCCGCCGCGTTCTCGCTCGCGGTGCAGGTCAAGATCTCCGGCGCCGACGACGCGGCGAACGATGGCTGGCTCACGGTCGCCACCGGCATCATCGCAACGGCGATCGTCCCCCTCGCGGCGAGCGCGAACGGCGCGCCCTATCCCGCAACCCATGTGCGCCTCGTCTCTACGACGACAGGCAGCCCCGCGCCGAAGGCTGTCGTGGGCGGCTACAACGAGCGAACGACCTGAGAGGCTGAGTCATGCCGGACGATCTGCGCGAGAGCGCCGCCACGATGCACGAGGTGCGCGAGGGTCTCTTGAAGGCCACCGTCATCGCGGCACGCGAGAAAACGCACGTCGTCCCGTACCAGGACGAGCAGGATTCCCGCTTCGAGGGCGTGGGCGCTATCATCCCGCCCTACGACCCGACGACGCTTCTGCTCTTGCTCGAGCACTCGAATGCGCTGCGCCAGTGCATCGACGCGTACGTCACGAACATCGACGCCTTCGGCCACACGTTCGAGCCGATCATCGACGTCGCCGCGGCCGATGCCGACGACCGCCTCGCGAGCTACATCGTCGCGCGCCGAATCGCGCGGATGCCCGAGACCGTGGCCGACCCCGCGAAGCAGGTTCCTCAACCCACGGTTGAGGAGCTTGCAGCGGCGAAGCTCGAGCTGGCCGAGCGCATGCGCGCCGAGCGCATGAAGGTGCAGCACTTCTTCGACTTCGCGTGCCTCGACTACTCGTTCGTCACGCTTCGCCGGCGCACGCGGCAAGACCTCGAGCTCCTCGGCAACGCCTACTGGGAGGTCCTCCGCAACGACGGCGGCCAAGTCGCCGGCTTCGAGTACGTCCCTTCGTTCACCGTGCGCCACATGAAAGCCGACACCCACGCGACGTGCGTGTCGATCAAGGTGAAGGAGAACGAGTTCGACTACGGGGAGATCAAGTCGAAGCGATACTTCCGCCGCTTCGTGCAGATCTTCGAGACGCGCGTGGTGTGGTTCAAGGAATTCGGAGACCCGCGCTTCATCAGCGCGACGACGGGCGCCGTCTTCAACACGCGCGAGGACTGGGATCGCTACTGCCGCGAGCACAACGGCGCGGACGTCCTCGCGACCGAGATGATCCACTTCCGCGTGCACACGCCGAAGAGCAGCTACGGCGTGCCCCGCTGGATCGGCACCATCCTTAGCGTGCTCGGCTCGAGGCAGGCAGAGGAGGTGAACCTCACCTACTTCGAGAACAAGAGCGTGCCCCCCCTCGCCATCCTCGTGCAAGGCGGGAGGATGTCGAACGAATCGATCGATCGCGTGAAGGACTTCATCGAGAACGAGATCAAGGGGAAGAAAAACTTCCACAAGATTCTTGTGCTGGAGGCCGAGGGGCAAGCGGGCGGCGGCGGCTTCGACCAAGGCCGCATGAAGATCGACTTGAAGCCGCTCACCGCGGCGCAGCACAACGATGCGCTTTTCCAGAACTACGACGAGCGCAACATCGACAAGGTGGGCCAGGCCTTCCGCCTTCCGCGAATGCTCCGCGGTGATATCCGCGACTTCAACCGCGCCACTGCCGAGGCGGCTCTCCAGTTCGCGGAGAGTCAGGTCTTCGGCCCCGAGCGCGACGAGTTCGACTTCACCATCAACCGGAAGATCTTGCCGGTGCTGGGCATCCGGTTCTGGCGGTTCAAGAGCCACACGGTCAGCGCGACGAACCCGCAGGACCTCACCGCGATGATCGAAAAGCTCTCTGTCGTCGGCGTCCTCACGCCTGCCGAGGGACGCGAGCTCGCGGAGAAGGTCTTCAACCGCGAGCTGCGGAAGATCAACGAGTCTTGGGTTCGCCAGCCCCTCGAGCTCACGAAGGCCGGTATCGTTCCGCCCGAGGACAAGGACATCAGCGACGCGGCGGCTGCCGCGCTCACGCCTGGCGCGCCCACGGGGGGCACGCCTCTCGGCGGCGCGGCGATGTCCACGCCGACCGCCCCCGCGGGCGGGGGGGTCGTGCTCACGGGGACGGACGCGGCCTCGGTCATCACGGTCAACGAGGCGCGGCAGAGCATGGGCCTCGGGCCGCTTCAGAAGCCCGCGGACAAGGGCGGTGGCGCGGACCCGGACGGCTTCCTCACGGTCGCCGAGTTCAAGGCGCTCCGCATGTCGCTCGGCCAGACGCAGGGTGCGGCCGAGGGGCAAGAGGCAGCCGGAGCCACGCCGGTCGAGAACGCCGACATGACGACCGGCGACCTCGCCTCGGAAGGTGGCCTCGCCATCGGGGGGCAGCGGCGGCGTTTTCGGCGCCAGCCCCCGACCACGAAGAGCGAGATCTTGTCTCTCGCGGCGGACCTGATGACGCTGCGGAAGACCATGAGCGAGCTCGAGGTGGCGGAGATCGAACGCCAGTTCACCGAAGCGCTCCGCCAGCAGAAGGCGGCCGAGGACCCCGAGAACGGCGGCCCCATCGAGGGCTAGCATGTTCGCTGCGACCCTCGATTGGTTCATCGAGGACGTCTTCCGGCTTCCCGTCCAGAAGGCGCTCGATCCGAACGACCCTCACGACTTCGCGATCATCACCGCGCAGCTCGCGAAGGCGACGAAGGGGCTTGCCCAGCCCGAGGAGGCGAAGGCGTTGAAGCAGGCGCTCGCCATGCTCGACGTCGATTGGAAGAACATGAGCGGCGACGCGAAGGCCAAGGTGGTGCAAGCCGCCAAGGCCGCGGTCAACCCGGTGAAGACCGTGCTGCCCAAGGTCGAGGACAAGTTCGAGGCTGACGCCGCGAAGCTCGGCATGCAGACGAAGGCGTCGAACAAAAAGACCTTCGGCTTCGCGATCGGCGTGAGCCTGACGGACGTGCAGCAGAAGTCCCTCCAAGCCATTGCCTTCTCGCAGGGCAACTACGTGCGCGACGAGTACGGGAAGCGATCAGACGCCTTCGGCTTGAAGGCGAAGCAGATCGTGGCCGAGGAAGTGGCCAAAGGGAGCACGCAGAAAGAGATCTCCAAGAGGCTGAACGTCGAGCTCACCGCGCAGCAGTTCAACCGCTCGCAGTCCTACTGGGACATCATCGCCGGGGCATTCGCGAATCGCGCAAGGACCTACACGAACCTCTCGTCGTATCAGGAGGTCGGCATCCAACGCTTTCGCTTCGAGTCGGTGCGCGACCAGCGGACCTCGCAGATCTGCCGCTTCATGCACGGCCGCGAGTTCCCCGTCGAGTCGGCGTTGAAGGCTTACGCGCGGTCCGAGGCCAAGGGCGGCGACGTGAAAGAGGAGCAGCCGTGGGCCGGTCAGGCGAACGACGCTGACGGCAACCCGGTCATCTACGTCAACAGCGGCGGCTCGCGCGTGCCGCTCGCCACGGTAACCGAGTCCGCAGCGGGCAAGGTCGACGAATCGGGGAAGTTCTCGGGTGGCGCCTCCAACGCGCAGCTCGAGAAGCTCGGAGTGATGACGCCACCGTTGCACGGGCACTGCCGCAGCACGATCGTGCCGGCCGGGACCTCGACGGTGGCGGTGCCCACCGCGCCGCCCTTGTTCCAGCTCACGCCCCCCACCGCAGCACCGCCCCCGCCCACGGCTGCCCCACCTCCGCCACCGGCTGCACCGGCTGAGCAGACGGGCCTTCCCTTTGGCCCTGGCGGGATCTCGAACGTGCCCGCCATGCTCTTCCCCGAGCAGCAAGGCTTCGCGTTCGGTCCTGGCGGGATCTCGATGAAGCCCATCGCGGTGCCGACGCTCGATCCCGCGGCGCCTCCGGTGAAGGCCTATGTTCCGCTGCATGAGAAAAAGGACGCGGCGCTCGAGAAGCTCGCCGCGCTGAAGCCGAACGCGAACGGCCTCGTGCCAACGCCGATGACGGTCAAGCAGAACGACAAGTTCGACAAGGCGAAGGACCAGATCGTCGAAGCGTTCGCGGACGGCTACGGCAAGAAGACGCCGCCGAAGTTCATCTCGGGCATGAAGGCGACGAAAGCCAAGGTCGACCCCGCCAAGGTCGAGGAGTTCATCAAGAACCCCAAGCTCCTCATCAAAGAGGAGATCCAGCTCGTCAAGATCGGCAAGGAGCTCTACGTCGTGCACGGGCACGAGGCACTCGCTGCGGCGCACTTACTCGACAAGTGGAAGATGCCCGCGAAGGAGATCAGCCTCAAAGAATTCGAGGCCTTCATGGCAGAGAAGGCGAAGGCCGCTGCCGCGAAGCCCGCTGCGCCGCCCATTCCGCCGAAGCCTGTCCCTACACCGACACCGTTGCCGCCCCCGCCGCCCACGCCGCTCAAGCAGGCGATCGATCCCGCAGCGATCATGCATGAGAAGACGAACCGGCCGGGCGGTGGCTCGAATCAGGGCGCGTTCTATCGGGGCAAGGACGGCGTGGAGCGCTTCGTGAAGCTCTATCAGGACCCCGGCCAAGCGCACGGAGAAGTCCTCGCCAATTCGCTCTACAAGGCGCTCGGCTTCGAGTCCCCGGAAGCGGTCACGTGGAAGGACGTAAGCGGCAAACAGGGCTACGCGTCCACGCTCGTCGAGGGCAAGCAGCTCGGCTCGGGCGCGACCAAGGCGCAGGCGCGCGAGTTCTTCAAGGGCTTCGCCGCTGACGTCCTCTCCGCCAACTGGGACGCCGCGGGGCAGAGCGTCGACAACGCCTTCCTCACGAAGGGCGGGAAGGTCGTCCGTATCGACAACGGCGGTGCGTTCCTCATGCGCGCGCAGGGCGGTCGCAAGCCTGCCGCTGTCCTCAACTCGGTCAGCGAGCTCGACTACTTCTTCCCAGGCTCGGGCAAGTCGAACCCCGGCTACCACGCGCTCGCGAAGGCTGCCGGCTACAACTCCGTCGAGGACTTCAAGGACGAGTTCAAAGGGCAGGTCGCGAAGATCTCTCAGGTGCGCCAGCAGTACGGGGGCTGGAGCAACTTCGTCGCGCAGTATGCGCCAGGCCTCGCCGACCCTGATCGCGCGCAGGTCGTCAAGATGCTCGAGGAGCGCAACCGGCTGCTCGAGAAAAAGGTCGCCGAGCTCTACGCGCCCGCGCCGCCCCCGCCTACGCCCGGCAGCATCGAGGGCAAGCGCCTACCGTCGATCAATGGCGCGAAGCCGAGCGACAAGCTACGCCTCGCCGACCTCCCCGAGACCCCGCGCCCCAAGGACGCGCCCGTTGGAAAGATGCCGTGGGGCGAGGACCGCGCGGCGTACCGCAAGCGTATGGAGGCTTCGCTAGCGAAGATCTCCGAGACGAACAAGTCCGGTGTCGTCGCGTTCACCGGCAGCTCCTACGGCGCGATTCGCGAGTCCGAGATGCGTGGCACTCCCGACGCGAACGCGCAGAAGATCAAGCGCGCCTTCCAGCAGGGTACGGCCGAGGCGTGCACCGTCATGCGCGCAATTCAAGTGCCCGAGAGCGTCGCCGAAGGCATGATTCGCAACGGCGGCGTCTTTCGCCTCGGGCAAGGCAACAAGGGGGCGACGGCGTCGACGACTTGGGATCCGGCCGTGGGCATGGAGTGGGCAGGCGGCACGTACGATGGCGGCGACGTCAAGATCAAGTTCATGATTCACCAGAAGTCGGGGCTGCCCATCGAGGCGATCTCCCGCTTCCGCCATGAGCACGAGATCCTCCTGCACGCCGACGCCGAATTCCGCGTTGTCGGTTCGGCCCGGCTTCAGGGAAAGAAACGGGTCATCATCATCGAGCTCGAGGAGATCTGAGAAAAAAACTCAGCGCGCCGCACAAGCTAAGGAATAGAGATGCCCCGATACCCCGCCAACTATGCCCAGGACCTCGATGCGGAGACGCTGAAGCGCTTGCCGAAGTTCGCCACGTACGAGGGCGATGCACCCGATCTGAAACACCTGCGCGGCCTCGTGCTCGAGACCGCGACGGTGGAGCAGCTCGTGTATCCAGGCGAACGCGACAACGTCTTCGTCGAGGACGAGGACGGCACGCGACACCGTCCGTGGCGCTTCGTGGAGATCGTGGAGCTGGACGCGAATGGGAGCCCGGTCATCCCCCCGGTCGAGCCCATTCCCGAGCGTGGGCCGGACGCCATGAGCAGCGGTGACCTCGGCGCCCTCGGAATGACGGACCAGGACCTCATCGACCTCGCGAAAAGCGAGCTGGGAGAGGTCTACGAGCCTGACCGGCCGGGGCCAAGTGACCTCCGGCGCTCGATCTATAACCGGGTGATGGCAGCGATTCACGGCTAGACCTCGACAGAGCTAGGTCACGCGAGCTAGATTGCCTCGTGTGGAACCTGGCGTGTTCGCTTCCCTCGTAACCGAGGACAAGGTCGGGAAGGTCGCTCTCGGAATCGAGGCGGCCGTCGCTCAGTCGTTCATCGATGATATGCAGCCGGGGCGAGTCATCATCGTCCACGGCGGCAATCGCATCACGCAGGCCGAGATCAAGCGGCGCGGCGAGATGTGCATCAAGATCTTCCGCATGCTTCGGGGCGACCTGAAGTGGACGATCGAGCGGATTCTCGACCACCTCCCGCAGTATCTCCGCAAGGAGCTCGACGGCCTTACGTGGGAGCCGGAGGCGCGCCGCGCTTCCTGGTACGGACCCGCTCGTCCTTGACCTGGACAGCGCACGCGCATTCGAGATAGACACTCGCCCCTCTGGAGAAGATGCCATGAACATGCAGGAGACCCTCTCGACGCTCGACAAGGTCCTCGGGATCAAGCCGCCGAAGATCGTCAAGATGACCAAGGCCGCCTTCGAGAAGCACGTCGCGAGCGAGCTCCAGAAGGCGAAGGCCGAGGCCGAGGAGACCGACAAGGAGAAGGGCGCTGCGAAGGCGAAGAAGCGCCTCGAGTTCCTCCGCGCGACCATGAAGCTCGCGATCGCGAAGGCTTCGTGGGAAGGCGGCAACGGTGAGGCAGCGATCCCGGTCTACGAAGAGGGCTACGAGCCCCCGACCGAGATGCCGACCGAGATGGAGCGCCCGGCCACCTTCCAGGGTGACGGCGGCACGAATGCGGACGGGGCGTCGTTCGCTTCGGCCAAGGGCGTGCAGAGCTTCGGCGATTCCTCCATGGGCGGCGCGAAGACCGCCAGCGGCACGCAGGTCCCTGCCTCCGGCGCGGGCACGCAGGCTGACGGCGCCTCGTTCGCCGCCGCGGGTGGCACGCAGTCGTTCGCGAAGGGGCTCGAGGAGCTCACCGCGACGCTCAAGTCCCTCGGCGGGCAGGCACCCGCGAAGCAGCCCGCGAACGAGGTGCCTGCTCCGCCGCAGGGTCACGTCGACGATCCCTCCGTCTGGCCGCGCGACCTCGCGAACCCCGACTTCCTGAAGGAAGGGGTGGCGAAGCGCGCCGAGACGTGGGGCACGGATCCGTGGGCTCCGACGAAGTGAGGTAGGACGTGCGCCGAAAGGTTGCCAAGCAGCAAGCAGTGACCCTGCTCGACATGCCGCTCGCGAAGGGGCGTGTCGCGAAGTCGGCGCTCGTCTTTCACGATGGCCTCGCGGTCCTTCGCCTGAAGAACCTCGAGCAGCCGATCTCTTGGAAGCTCCACCTCGCGCGTGACCCGCGGACCCCCGCGGCCGATCTCGCGAAGAGCTTCTCGGCGTTCGGCTCTCGTCACGTGCACGCCTTCAAGGACGTCCCCGCTGAGTTCAGCCCGCCGATGGCAGACCTCGCGGCAGGACCCTCACCTGCGATCGACGGCGTGACGGAGTTCGGCCTCCAGACCGAGGACGACCACGAATACTTCATGTCGAAGTTCGGCGATCTCGTTGGCATCGTGCGCATCACGCGTAAGGCTGGCGGGTGGTCGGCGAATCTCTCGAAGACCCTCGTGCCGCGTGTCCTCACGGACGAGGCGGTGAAGAAGGGCCTCATGCCTCCGCCCGGCCATTCGGGTCTCCCGAAGTCGCTCGAGGCGGTCGTGCCGGCCGAGTATCGCTACTGGCAGGCCAGCGGCGAACAGGCCATCGCTATGCGTGACGCGCTCGTCGAGAGCGGCTTCTTCTCCGAGGATACGATCAAAGCGGTCGACGGTGAGCTCCGCAAGGTGGAAGTTCGCTACTACCTCTACGAAACGCAGGGCGACGTCGGCAAGTCGATCAAGCGGCTTCCCACCCTCGCCGATCGCGTGGCGAAGGTCGTTCCCGAGGCCCTCATGGGTCAGGGCTTCGCGCCGATGGCAGAGGATGACTGGCTCGAGGCGCTCGACAAGAACGACGCGCCGGGGAACCTCGCGATCCTTTCGCCTCCCGACCGCACCACGAACCCGCGCGAGATGGCGCGTGCGGCAGCCACGCTGAAGGGCGACTTCCTCCTCGAGCACGAGGACACCAAGCAGGCGCGCGCCGCGTTCTCTCGCGTCGGGCAGCTCTTCAAGCTGGCCGGCGAGCCCACGCGGATCTTCTGCGCGTCGTTCCCCCCGGTCGGCGCGGCCTGGCTCGGCAAGGCCGCCGATGGCGCGGTGAAGAAGGTCGTCGACTTCCAGGGGATCAAGGTCTCGATCGATCGTCCCATGGGCTTCGTGCAGACCGGCAAGGACGCTGAAGGCAACGAGTGGTCGCGCACGTACCACAACGACTACGGCTTCCTCCCGCGGACGAACGGCGGTGATGGCGGAAGCCTCGACGTGTTCATGGGGCCGAGCGAGAAGAGCGATCGCGTGTTCTGGGTCGAGCAGCGCAAGGCCGATGGGACCTTCGACGAGTTCAAGATCTTCCTCGGCTTCGATGCGCCGGGCGAGGTCCTCGACGTCTTCAAGGCGCACATCCCCGTGCGCTTCTTCGGTGGCCTCTCGGAGATGACTGTCGCGCAGATGAAGGCCTTGCTCAACCTCGACTTCGGCGAGGTACAGAAGGCGGTGCGCGCAGCGGTCGTCAAGATCGCCGGCGTCTCCTACGAGCAGCTCCGTTCTGCCATCAACGCGGCGCTGACCGAGGCGTTCCCACCCGAGGGTGACAACGCGTGCAGCCCTTGCGGCTACTACTGCGAGGACATCTTCGACGACAAGGCGATCTTCTACAAGGAAGGCAAGACGTACGCGATCGGCTACACGTACCAGAACGGCGCGGTCACGCTTTCGGGTGAGCCTGTCCCCGTCGTTCGCGACTGGAAGCCGGCTTCTGAGCTCGGCGGCGCCTCGCCCCTCGCGATGGCCGCGCCGAAGAAGAAGCCGGTCGCGTGTGCCGACAAGGCAGTCTTCGACGAGCTCGAGAAGCGGTCCGTCAAGCTGGCGCGCGCCACGGTGCAGAAGGACCAGCGCTACGTCCTAGGTATCGTGCTCGAGCCGGACATCGTCGACGCGCAGAATGACACCTACTCGGCCGAGGAGATTCGCGGCGCCTTCGAGAAGTTCGCGGAGCAGTATCGGAACGTCGGCCTGATGCACAAGCAGGTCATCAACGACCGCGTCGCGATCGTCGAGAATTACATCGCGCCGGCCGACTTCCAGATGGGCGATACGACCATCAAGAAGGGCACGTGGTTGATGGGGGTGCGGGTCAACGATCCCGACCTCTGGTCGGCCTGCAAAGACGGCTCCATCACGGGGTTCTCGATCGGCGGGTCGGCCATCCGTAAGCCGGTATCGCAAGGGGTTTGACGATGGGCGGTCATGTAGTGCATGCTTCCCGCGTGGCAGTCGCTAAGGCTGACGGATCGAACGAGGGAGTCCACCGACTCGAGGATATCGAGGTCAAGGAGGTCTCCCTCGTCGATCGTCCGGCAAACAAGCGTCCCTTCCTCGTGGTGAAAAGGAGTGATCAGATGAGCACGCAGGTTCAACCGGACGGGAAGGGCGGCTTCACGGCGGCAGGCGACGCAAGCAAGGCGGGTCCGCCTCCGATGCCACCGGGCGCGGGTGTTCCCCCTGGCGGCGAGAAGAAGAAGCCGAAGGCGATCGGCAAGCTCGACGTTCCGCCCGGCTTCAAGGAGATGATGGGGCCGATGCTGGCCAAGGCGTCCGAGAAGCTCAAGGAGCTCGCGGATGCGGTCGGCTCGAGCACCGCGGTCGAGGTCGGCGACGACGGCGAGATGCCGGGCGTGCCCGCCGAGTTCTCGGACGCGCTCGGCGCCATCATGGGCACGCTCGACAAGCTCGCGGGCATGTGGCCCTCGGCTCCCTCGGGTGGCGGTGCCGAGATGGAGGGCGAGGGCGACGAGCCCCCGATGCCCACCGAGATGCAGATGCGCGCTGCGCTCGACAACATCGGGAAGACCCTCGGGCACCCGAAGGTCGAGAAGGCGATCGTCACGAAGATCGGCGCCAAGATGGCCAAGGAGCGCTTTTCGCGTCTCCAGCAGGCGGCGCAGACGCTCACGTCGCTCATCAACGAGCTCGCCCCCTCGGCTGCTACCCCCGCGGCGCCGGCTGGCGGCCTCGGCAAGAGCGAGGAGGGCAAGGCCCTCCTGAAGTCGATCGAGGACATGCTGACTCCCGTGATCGCCGGGCTGAATCAGGTCGGCGTCGTCGTGAAGCAGCAGAAGTCCGAGCTCGAGACGATCAAGAAGTCGCGGGGCACTGGCAACGCGGCACCGGACGTCGAGGGCTCGGGCAAGGCGCCTGCGAGCGACGGGTTCTCGTGGCCCCTCGACCTCAACAACCCCGTGAACAAGGAAACGGTCTCAAAGACCGAGTCCTTCTTCGGAGACGACTGAGGCGAGCAACTCGCCAACCATGAAGGAGAATGAGCGATGAGCCTCGCCGGACAGATCACCGACAACCGAACCGTTCTCGAGAAGGCCGACCTTGCGCTGAGCGACCTGACGTCCTCTGGAGGTCTCCTCCAGCCGGCGCAGGCTGCCAAGTTCATGCGCATCCTCATCAAGCAGTCGAAGTTGATGGGGATGAGCACGGTCGTCCCGATGAAGAGCCACAAGCAGCTCATCGAGAAGATCCGCTTCGCCGGCCGCGTGCTGCGCGCTGGCAACGAGGCGCAGGCGCTCGCCGCGGGTGACCGCGCGAAGCCGAACCTCGGCAAGGTGGAGCTCGATGCGCAGCTCTTCAAGGCGGAAGTCCGCCTCAACAACGAGGTCCTCGAAGACTCGATCGAGCGGGCGGAGCTCCGCCAGACGATCATGCAGATCCTCGGGGATGCCATCGCGCGCGACATGGAGGAAGTCTCGATCCAGGGCGACACCGCCTCGGCCGATCCCTTCCTCGCGAAGTTCGATGGTCTGCTCAAGCAGATCACGTCGAACGTCGTCGACGCGGCGGACACGAAGCTCTCGAAGGTCCACTTCCGCGACATGCTGCGGGCACTCCCCTCGGAGTTCCTCCGCAACAAGTCGGAGATGCGGTTCCTCACGAGCGTCGACGCCGAGATCGACTACCGCGACACGCTCGCGGATCGAGTCGGGCCGGTCGGCGACCGCTTCCTCGAGCAAGACGCCGCGGTGCAGTACAGCGGCGTTCCCGTCGTGGACCTCCAGCTCATGCCGGAGAACATTGGCACGGGCTCGCACTGCACGAACGTGGTCTTCACCGACCCGAAGAACATCAACTTCGGCGTGTGGCGTCAGATCCGCATCGAGACGGACAAGCTCGTTTCGGAAGGCGTCCTCATCATCGTCGCCACCCTGCGCTTCGACATGAAGCTCGCGGAGGAGACGGCCACGGTGAAGACCATCAACGTCAACGTCGCCTGAGTCCAGGCGGGAAGGGAACACGTCATGGCACTCGGAGCTCTTACCATCGTCGAGAAGATCCACATGGGCGGCGGGCCGCTCTGGGCTCTTCGCTGCACCATCGTAGGCGACGGCGCCTACGCCGCTGGCGGGTCCACGGGCCTGCTCGCCAAGCTCAAGACGGCGCTGAAGGACGACCAGATCAACATCATCTCCGTGCAGGACAGCTCGCCCCCCGCGACGGTGTCCCGCCTGGAGTACGACCACGCGAACGAGAAGCTCTTCGCCCGCGTGCGCACCACCGGAGTCGAGTCGGCGGTCGCGGACCAGAGCGCGGTCACCTACGGCCTCGACATCGTGGCAGGCTGATCATGGCGACCATCAAGACCTCGTTCGGCAGCGGCGGCTCGAACCTGACTCCCGGTGGAGCCAGCGCGACGCCGTCGCTCGCGACCGCCCTTCGGGACGTCGCGGACGACCTCGCCGACCTGAAGGCGAAGCACAACGGGGCGATGGCCAAGCTCGACGCGGACGGCGGTGTCACCGACACCAACTACGCGGCGCTCTGGAACGTCGGCACCCTGAAGACCATCAAGGGCTGATCTCCAGCCCGTTGACATCGAGCCGGGCCACTGTCACGGTGGTCCGGCATCGCCATTGGAAAGGATCCGCACATGAGTATGCTCGCACGCCTCAAGCCGTTCGACGGGAAGCGCCACGTTCTCCGAAGCCTCACCGTCTTCGGGATCAAGTTCGTCGAGGACCGTGGATGGTACAAGGTCGACGACGACGTCGCCGACTACCTGAAAACGGTCAAGCAGCGCGACACCGACCCGGACAGCAACGCCGCGTTCGACGTCTGCACCGAGTCGCAGGCGCGTGCCATCGACGCTTCCGAGAAGACCAAGGCCATCCGAAAGGCGGCAGAGGAAGCCGAGCCGGCGAAGGCTCCGATGCGCGTGCACAACGTGAAGCGCGCCGAGGCGGCCACCGCGGCAAGGGCCGCCGTCGCCAACGTCGACGAGGCGGGGGACCTCACGACCGCCGACCTGGCCAGCCATGCCAAGCCGGCCGCCCCCGAGGAGCCCGCAGACGCCGCGCCTGGCCTTTCGGGCGACTTCGACGAGGACATGGCCGCGACCACCCCGAAAGCGCCTGGAGAGACCGGCCCCGCAGCCGGAAAGGGCAAGTCCAAGGGCCTCGGCCGGAAGCCCCCGCTGCTCGAGTGAGCCCCGAGGAAGCCGCGGCACTCCGCAAGACGGCCACCGGACTGCGCCTGAAGGCCAGCGCCGGCGTCCTTGCGGTGGCTGCCGCGAAGGATGTGGCGGCGACCATGGCGCGCGAGCTCGCGCGGCGCGTCGAGGCGGACCTCGACAGTGGCGAGCTCGCGAAGCGCTACGAGCGCGAGCTCGAGGTGGCGCGCGCGGAACACGGCGGCGATGCGCCCATCGCCGCACTGCTCGCGATGCTCGCGTGGCATGGCAAGCTCGCTGCGCAAGTGGCGAGCGACTACGCCACGAAGATCGAAGGAGATCGACGCGCTGCAGAGGGCCGCGCCGTGGGGATCGAAGAGACCCTCGCGGCCTTTCCTCGTTCGACACCCGAGCCCCCTCCCTGATAGAGAAAGGGGATGAGGTGGCTCGATGAACAGGCTCTATCCGAAGGGGAGGCAGGCGTTCCTAGAGGGCCTGATCGCGTGGCTCACCGACGACATTCGAGCGGTGCTCGTTGACACCGCGCTCTACACCTACAACGCGGCGCACGAGTTCCTCTCCGACATCCCGGTAGGTGCACGCGTCCAGACCTCGCCGTCCCTCACCGGGAAGACGAGCGTGGACGGTGTCGCGGACGCCGACGACGTCTCGTTCCCTTCGCAGACGCGCCCCTCAGTCGAGGCCCTCGTGCTCGTGAAGTGGACAGGCGTGGCGGCGACGACACGGCTGATCGCTTACATCGACTCGGCGGCAGGATTGCCGATGCCCGCGCAGGGCGTTGCGATCATTCATAACCACATCTGGGATAACGGGTCGAATCGAATCTTCGTCCTGTAGGAGTGTTGCGTCGTGGCGAAGATCCTCATCGGACGCAACCTCAGTGCCGGGACGGACTCTGTCACCGTCCCCGGCATTGCGTACGCGCTCGTGTCCGAGGAGCACGACTGGATCGGCCTGACCTACAACACGCTCGGCAAGATCGCGACGGCTACTTACAAGCTCGGCGGTGCGGGTGGAACCACCGTCGCGACCCTGACGCTCGGCTACACCGCTGGCCGCCTCACCTCTATCGCGAAGACGTGAGGGCATGCCGTTCGTCTTCAACCCCTTCACTGGCAACTTCGACACGGTCTCTGACCCGATCGAAGACGCCTTCACCTTCGCCGCCGACTGCACTGCGAGCGAGCTCGTACACGACGTCGTCAGGATCTCTGCGGACGTTGTGGCGGGGGTGTTCCAGGTTCGCAAGGTCGACGTGTCGGACTCGACCAAGATGCCGGGGATCGGCATCATCATCGAGAAGCCGACCGCGTCAACTGCAATCGTGGTCTACCTCGGGGCGGTCACACTCGTCGGCCCCCTCCTGCCGGGCAAGGTTTACTTCATCGGGGCGGATAGTAAGCCGTCCTCGACATGCCCAAGTGGACCTGCTCTAGTACAACCGATCGGGTTTGCACTGGACGCCACACGGCTACTTTTCAAGCCCTCGATGACGATGGTACGAGTTCTCTGATGGCGACGAAGAAAGCTGCCCCTCCCCCGAACCCGGACCTCGACATCGTTGACGAGGACGGCTTCCTCTGCCTGAAGGGGAACCGGCTCTGGAAGTGGCGCGCGCTCGAGGCCGAGCTCCGCGCCGAGCTCCTCGAGCTCGACTCTGTCAAGCAACGTATCCAAATTGAGATCTCCAAGAACCCCGAGCTACCGCCGCTCCTTACGCGGCAGGCCGAGCTCGCAAGCTCCATCTCTCAGGCCAAGGCCGAGGTGTTGGGCTTGCAGGGAGAGATCGAGCAACTCTTCGGTGTGTCGTTGAAGGAGTGTGCCTTCGATGACAAGACCGGGAGGCTTTACAATCTGAGTGATGGAGGCGAGCGGGGAGATCCCGTGAAGCCAAAGATATCGAAGCGGTCACCTCGGAAAACGTCCGCACCGAAAGGGAAGTAAGCAATGGCGCTCCGTAAGTTCCTGTTCCAAAACCAAACTGAAGGTTTCTTCGAGGAGCAGGCAGCGACCGACGAGATCTCTCTCGGTAAGGTCACTGCTGTCGGTGTCGGCGGCATCGCCTTCGACGCGTCTTCGCAGCGCATCGTCAGCGTCGCGACGCCCACGGCGGGCACGGACGCCGTCAACAAGAACTACGTCGATTCCGTTGCGACGGGCCTCGACGTGAAGCAGTCCGTTCGCCTCGCGACGGTCGCCGCGCTTCCCGCCAACACCCCCGCGGGCACGGGCGTTGGAAAGACGCTCACCGCGAACGCGAACGGCGCGCTCTCGGTCGACGGTGTGGCGGTGGCGGTCGGCAATCGCATCCTCGTGAAGAACGAGGCGGCAGCCGACGACAACGGGATCTACACCGTGACCGCGACCGGCGACGGCTCGAACCCGTACGTGCTCACGCGCGCCACGGACTTCGATCAGGACGCGGAGGTCACGGCCGGTGCCTTCACCTTCGTGGCCGAGGGCAGCACGCTCGCCGACACTGGCTGGGTCCTCACGACGAATGACCCGATCACGGTCGACACGACCTCGCTCGCCTTCTCGCAGTTCTCCTCGACGACCGCCTACACCTTCGACCAGGGCCTCTCCAACACGGCGGGCTCCATCAAGGTCGAGCTGGACACGGGTGCAGATGCGCAAGGTGCGGGTGCCGGTGGCGGCAGCTCGGGCCTGGAGTTCGACGTCAATACCGCAGCGGGCAAGCTCCGCGCAGCGGTGTCGGCGACGCGCGCGATCAATCGCTTCGGCGACGGCCTCGGTATCGAGGTCGACCCGCAGGCGAATACGGCCGGATCGAATCCGAGCACGGCGGTCTCCGCGACGGGCCTCACGGTCGTCCGTTCTCCGAAGACCGAGGAGAACTACATCGCGTCGGAAGCGATCGCGGTGGGCGATCCGGTCGCGTGGAGCACGACGAACAACAAGCTCGTGAAGGGCCGCGGGGACACGGACGCGAAGGCGCGCATCGTCGGCGTCGCGCGCACCGCAGCGGCGGCGGATACCGAAACCCTCGCCGTCGTCTCGGACGGTGTGGCAGCGGGCACGCTCACGGGCGCGACCGCGGGCGATCCGTACTACCTTCAGGACACGGGCGGCGTGGGCACGTTCGCGGCTATCACCGCGGGCAAGCGCGTGATCCGCGTCGGCTTCGCGAAGAACGCGACTGACCTCTTCGTGCAGGTCATGGACCTGGGCAAGAAGGCCGCGTAATGGCCCGCAAGCGCGGCAAGCCCGCGTGCCACGGTGCGAACCTCATCTCGCACCGTGGCGGCTCTTCGCAGGCCGCTCTCGCATCGAGTGCGGACGTTCCACTCTCGAGTGTCATCAAAGCCGAGAAGTACCGGCGCACGAACGAGCAGGTCATCACGAAGCTCGCGACGACACTCGGCGTCGCAGAGAACGCGATCACGCGCGGAGCGTAACGCATGGCAGTCGGTCCCGATCGCGTCCAAGTCATCAAGCGCGAGTCCGCCGCGCTTGGTGGCGACGGTGCGGACGACGCGGATTACACCGCGCCGCTCGACCCGCAAGAGGACGCGATCGAAACCGCTGGCGTGTACCTGCAAGACGGATCGAACCGCGATGAGGGAGTCTACGTCGAGCGAGACGGGCAGAACATGCGCTTCCGAGATCAGAAAAACACGACGCCTGTTTCGCTCACGGACCTCCGCATCTCGTTCCGTCGTCACTTCTTACTGATGGGTGGGTGAGGCATGGGCGAGGTACTCAAAGTTCTCGGTCAGCGCACTCCCGCCGCGACGACACAAGAGGCGCTCTACACCGTGCCCGGCTCCACCGTTGCCACGGTCTCGTCCCTTCTTGTCTGCAACCAGAACAACGCGACGGTAAAGTTCCGCGTGCGGATCAAGGTGAACGGCGAAGCGGACGCCGCGAAGCAGTTCATCTACTACGACGCGGAGATCGGCAAGTTGGACACCTTCGCAGCCACGCTAGGGCTGACGCTTGGTGCGGGTGACGTCGTGGCGATCTACGTCGACACGGCCAACGTGAGCTTCAACCTCTTCGGTGTTGAGGTGTCCTGATGAGCCAGGGCACCTCTGTCCAGAAGGTTGCCGGTAGTGATGGCACCAGCGTCCGTGTCATCAAGACGGACGCGGACGGCCGCATCGAGACCGCCGCCGCGGGATCGACCGCCACGACCAAAGGCTTCGCGTCGGGAAAGGTCGTGCTGGCGACGACTACGCCCTCCCCAGTTCGCGCGACAACCTACACCGAGCCGTCAAGCAACGCGCAGCGATCTTTCTCATCAAACAACGCGAACGATTCGAGCGCCGGCACGGGCATGCGCACGTTGCGCCTCACCTACTACGCGTTGTCGGCCGGCGTGATTACTGGCCCCTTCACGGAGACCATCACACTCAACGGCACGACGCCCGTGAACACTGTCGCCTCCAACATCTGCTACGTCGAGAGCATCAAAGCACTGACAGTCGGATCGACGGGCTCGAACGTCGGCATCATCTCGATGTTCGCTTCGACGGGTGGCGGCGGCGGGACCGTGTGGACGATCGCAGCGACGGAGAAGCAGACCTTCGCCGCGCACCACTACGTGCCTAGCGATCAAGTGGCGTACGTCACGGGCTTCACGGCTGGGATCAAGGGCGCCGACACTACGGGCGCCATCCTAGTCGCGAAGAATCCCACGAACGCGAATGCGGCGGAGGTTCAGATCAGCGATCTCCTTCGTGTGCCTTCGAGCGGGCAGGCCAACCGCACCTACGGCACACCAATCGAGGTTGCTGGTCCCGCACGCATCACCGCCTTTGCGTTGCCCGACAGTACCTCCAGCCGCACCTACTACGCGTCTTTCGACTTCTATGAGCAGGAGGCGGCAGCATGAGCCAGCTCGCCACTTACCGCGTCGCCGCTTCGCTCGCGGGCGCCGCCAACAAGGTCATGCTCGCGGTGCTCAACCCTGCCGGGTCGGGCAAGATCATCAGGGTCAAGCGGTTCAGTATCTTCGTTCCCTCTTCTTCGGGTACTGAGGTCGTCGTGCATTGGGAAGCGCGCATGGCGACCGCGTTCTCGGGCGGGACCGCAGCGACGCCGACGAAGGCCGACTCCGCCGACGCTGCCTCCGCTGCTACGTGCCTCACGGGGGCGACGACCATCACGCCGACCGATCCCGCGCAGCCGCTCGTTGAAGACGTGGTGGTGCAGATCAACACCTTTCAAAGTCCTGACAGCTATCGGTTCGACCTCGCGAAGAGCGCGGACGAGAAGCCGGTCGTTCTTCGCGCGGGGGAAGGCTTCTACCTGAAGCAGATCGAAAGCAACACGTCGACACACAAGGTCGGGATCGTCTACACCGAAGAGGCACCATGAATCGCGTATCGTTTCTACTCATCGCCCTCCTGGCGTTCTTCACCGCGTGCGCTGCGGGCAGCGGGGCCAAGCCCGAGCCGGCGAGCGAGACCACGCTCCGCTACACGACGGCTTGCAAGACATGCTCGAACGTGACGCCGCAGCAGAAGGTGATCCTCGTCCACGGACGCGGCGACAGCCCCGCGCGATGGGACACGCTTGTCACGAATTGGTCGAGCAAGGGCTTCACGGAGAACGTGAACCTCTTCCGCATCGACCTCGCGGCTTACTGCACCTCGAACACGTTCTGCGCCATGCTCCCCGCCCCCGATGGGACGGGTGCGACCTACGTGAACGAGAGCTACGCCAAGTGCCTCAAGCGCTACGTCGACGAGAAGGTTCCGTGCGACTCGGACGCCGGCACGTGCCCAGCCGTCGACATCGTCACGCACTCGCAGGGCGGCATCGTCGCGCGGTACTACGCGCGCTTCCTCGCGGCGCCCCGGCAGGTGAACGACCTTGTCGTGATGGCCGCGCCGAACAACGGGATCACCAACTGCACGCTTGCCGGGTCGTGTCAGGGTGTGAACCCCGAGGACTGCCCGGACTCCGCCTTCATGCGCAAGCTGAACGGCGTATCCCCGCAAGGGGACGGAACGAACGATGAGACGCCGGGGGCGAGCCAGCTTGGGCCTGTCCACTACGACGCGATCCTCTCCACCGGAGACAAGACGGTTGTGCCGTGGTGTACGGCCTACTTCATCCTGAACCCGCAGACGCAACAGGGCGACGATCTGTCTTGCTCCGGCGCGGGGAACTACACGCTCGACACCGAGGCGGACTCCTGCAAGCTGTCGAACATCCAGCACCTCGTCGTCCCGACGAATGCGACGGCCATCAACCACGCCTACTGCCAGGTGACGGCGGACTGAATGAGCTGCGTCGCGTGGGCACCGACGATGACTGCCGCTTCCCTCGATCTCACGATTGAGAAGGAAGGCATTGGCGGTGTCGTCGGCCTCGCGCCGACCGTGGCCTTGCGCAACGCGGCCACGCTTAACAGCTACTTCGATTGGGCCGACTCGACATTCAAGACGAGCGGCTGGACAACCAAGTATGCGGCAATGACGGCGGTGGAGCGCGGGCACTACCGACGTGCGCTCGACCTCTCTACCACGCCTTCGATCATCGAGGGGATGGCGCTCGTCGCGGAGTACCACGTCGACAACGGAAGCGGGATCATCGGCGACGCCCACGACATCATCACGGTCGCGGACGCGGCAGCCATCGCGGCGGCGGTCTGGGACGCGCAGCTTGCGGATCACCTCGACGCCGGCACGACGGGAGAGGCCCTCGCGAACGCTGGCAACGATGTAGTCAGGGCGACCGGCATTCCCCCGTGATAGGGTAGGAAGCATGCCGGCGCTCGCTAGAGGACAGACTTCCAACTGCGCGTTCCCGCAGCTCGACGTCTTCATCTCCGTCAACGGAATCCTGACGGACGTGTACTCGCTCGAGTTCCAGGTTTTCGAGCTCGTCTCGAATCCTGGCGTCCCCACGCAGGTCTACCCGGTGTCGGGCCGACAGACGGTCAACGTGGGGATCACGTGCCCGACCGCGAACGCCGGGCGCATTAGCGTGGGTCGTTACTTCGCCACGTGGACGGTGCCGCTTTCCGAGCTCATCGGCCCGCACCGCGTCAAGTGGTTCTTCAAGGTGAGCGCGACCTCTTCGGAGATCGTCTTCCAAGAAGACTTCGAGGTGCTGGCCGAGGGCACCGCGACCGGCATGACCGGCTACTGCACGGTGCAAGACCTTCGCGACGAGGGTGTCACTACGACGATGGCTGATGACGCCTTCCTCTCGCGCCGCATCGCGCTCGCGTCCCGGTTCATCGATGCTGCCACGAAGCGCTTCTTCGAGCCGCGCACCATGACGATCAAGGTGGATGGTAAGGGCGGGCCGAAGATCCTCCTCAGCGACCCCATCATCGCTATCTCAGAGGTCCTCTTCGACACGACGCCCTACGAGCCGGCCGCGACCGAGATCGACCCAGACCTCCTGGTCATCTACAACCGGCACCTCACGCAAGGGCTTGTCTCGCCCGACGACCGCAACAACCCGAAGATCGAGCTCTTCCACCCGTCCGAGATGCTGTATCAGTACGGGTCCGCACGCACGTGGTCGAACCTCATCTTCCCCTTGGGACAGCAGAATGTGACGATCATCGGCGTGTTCGGCTACACGGACCCCGACCCGCCGAATTCGTCCGGCAAGACGCCAGACCTCATCTCGCACGTGTGCAAGCTCATCACCATCCGTGAGCTCGACAAGATGACGAACACGTCGGCGCGCTTCGACCGCCACAATCGCCATCGCCTCACGAGCGAGCGCACGCGCGATCAAGCCTACACACTCGAGGGACTCGGCGCGCTCGGCGGTGGCCGAATCGCCGGCTCCGCCTGGACTGGCGACCCCGAGATCGACAGCATCTTGGCTTACTACACGAGGCCCCCTGCCTTGGGGGCTACATGACGAAGACCGAGAAGGATCGTCACGAGACGGGGCGCGTGCGCGGGCTGTTTTGCTACAACTGCAACGTCGCGATCGGGCTGATGCAGCACGATGAAGCGCGCCTCGAAGCGGCCGTCGACTACCTCGAAAGGAGCAAGGCGCAATGCGCGGAAGACTCCTGAACCCCTTCAAGGCGAAGGTCGCGCGCCTCGATACGGTCGGCACGGCGGCAGACCCGGACGCGGGCGGCCCTCTCACCAGCGGCTACGATCCCATCTTCCGCGAGCCTCTTCCCAAGGTCGGCGGTGGCAACTATCGCAAGGAGCATGACGCGCTGCTCATTCCCTGCCAGGTCGAGTTCGATGACATCGTCGATCAACTTGCGCAAGCGTCGGCGGGGCAAGAGACAACGACCAAGGTTCGCATCATCTTCCACTTCGAGGATCTCGAGCGTATGAGTCTCGTCGACGCCACGACAGGCCAGGCGCTCCTTCGCCTCAACGACCGGCTGCTCTCGATTCACCGCTTCGATGACGAGACACTCATCCAGACGGTCGGTCTCGACGCCAACGGCTACTTCTGCACGGAGGCCAGGCCAGTCTCGTTCGGCCTATCTGGCGGTGCGCGGAACCTTCTCGTCTGCGTCTACGAGGCGCGCGACAACACGGTGCGGCAGTGATCGGCGTCAAGCTCATTGGCGATTGGAAGCTGGCGAAGAGGGTGCTCGAGACCGCACCCGCAGCTTTCGACCGCGCGCTGAAGGCCACCATCGGGGCCGAGGCTGAGCGCATCGCGGGGGCCATTCGGAAGAAGATCGCGAGCGGTGTGCCCCCGCCGAATGCCCCGAGCACGGTCTACTTGAAGGGCAGCTCCAAGACCCTCATCGCCTCGGGCGAGATGCAGAAAACCGTGCAGGTGGTGTGGAAGGGCAAGTTCCAGGCGTTCATCGGGATCCCTGCGAACGCGAAGAAGGGCACCGCGCGCCTCGCCGACATTCACGAGTCCGGGCGCGTCATCGTGCAGCAGATGACCCCGAAGCAGCGGCGCTTCCTCCACGCCAAGTTCCCCGGATACACGGGAAGCGGGACTGGCATCATCGTGATCCACATCCCGGCCCGCCCCTTCATCAAGCCCGTCTTCGAGGACTATGAGAAGAGCGGCAAGCCCAAGTTCTTGAAGGCGCTCGGGGAGAACCTCGACGGCTGGGCACACGGAGGCGGGTGATGGGTGTCCCCACTATCACGAAGATCGACAAGAACGCCGGCCCCACGGGCGGACGGCGCCTCGTCAAGATCTGGGGAGGCAACTTCCAGCTCGCCCCCGCCCCCCCGCTTTCGGGGCCGGCCCCTGTACCGAATCCGAGTGTGGAGGTCCTCTTCGGCGCGGTGAAGGCGCGCGAGGTGCGCGTGATGGCGCCCTCGCTACTCCACGTGATCACGCCGATCAGCGACCCCGGCCTCGTGTCGGTCACCGTTCGCAACATCGACCAAGCGGGGGCGGTCATTCCAGGCGAAACGGTGACCGTGGCGGACGCGTACACCTTCGCGCGCCCCGAGCTGAGCAACCCCGAGGTGAAGAAGCGCAGCAACCTCACCCGCCTCGTCATGGCTGTCGTGACGGAGCTCCGGCGCCAGATCCTCGACAACACCATCCTCGCGACGAGCACGGACTACGACGACACACCTTCCGGCGCGAACGTGGCCGCGCTGCCGAGTACGCCGGGCCTCGTGCTCTCGGGGCCATTCCTTCGGCAGAACCGCTTCTTCGCGACCAACCAACCTCGCGTCGAGAATGATGGGGACGGCGCGTCTTTCGAGCAGCGGCCCGCGCGTACCGTCGACCTCGCCTTCACACTCATCGGCGTTGACGACAGCTCGATTCGCGAGCTCGACCTGATGCACGAATGCACCGCGTTCTTCCAGCGGAACACGTATCTGCGCATGCTTCGAGATCCCGAGGTCGCGGAGACCTACGTGGAGTACGAGCTCGACTTGGAGTCGGATGGCGACTTCAAGCAGACCGGGACGGCCAACAACTCGAACATCCGTGCCTTCAGTGGTAACTTCGTCGTTCGTGGGTTCGATGTGGACGACGAGGACATGGCCGTGATAGCGGCTCCGTCCGTGCAGGAGGTCGTCCCCACCGGGTCCGCAAGCGTTGGCGAGATCGGCTCGCCACCGCAGCCGTTCATCTTCTACGGGCAGCCCGGTGTCACGCCGCGACCGCCTGTTCAACCGCCCCCCGCTCTTGGGCCTGGAAACTCAGGTCCCATCGAGCAGATCCCCCCGGAGGAGTGATGCCCACGCTCTCGAACCGCACGAAGCAGATCCAGGTCTTCAACATCCCCTGCGAGCCCGGTTGTACCGGGGGCGCTGGGAAGCTCTGTTCGACGGTCGAGCAGCGCTTCATGGTGGAGGCGCGCGATGGGACGCGTGGCGTCAAGGTCACGGAGAAGCACCTGCCGGGATCGGTCACGTTTCTGGCCGGGGAAAAGAAGGATGTCCCCGCCTCTGTCGCAGCGGCCCCCGATATCAAAACGGCCATCGACCGCGGAACCCTGCGGCTGCTATAAGTAGCCAAAGGACTCACCTCGAGGAGTGACCCATGAGCTCGCAACTTCTGGCATCGAAGATCGTCATCGTCGAGGAGGAGCCGAAGGTCCGCACGATTGCGGGCGTCACGACGGCTACCACTGGCTTCCTCGGCATCACCGAGAAGGGGCCGGTCGGCGTCGCAACGCTGGTCAACAGCGTCGACGAGTATGACTCGATCTTCGGCGGCTACACCGCCAACGGCGATGTCAGGCAGGCGATCGACGGGTTCTTCCAGAACGGCGGCACGACGGCTTACGTCGTGCGGACGACGCACTACACGGACGTCACCGACCCGAGCACGAAGACGAGCGCGAAGGCCTCGGTCACGCTCCAGACGGGCGCGGTGGCCGCGTACGGCGGAAGCGTCACTGGCACCGCGACGGCGCCCTTCAACCTCGAGCCTGGCGACACTCTCGTCGTCGACCACGACGCGATCTCGCCGACGACGGCGACCTTCAACGCGACCGCGGCGGCTCGAGAGAACACGCCGGCCGAAACGTACGCGCTGGTCAACGCCTACACCCTCACGGTCAAGGTCGACCAGGGCAGCCCGCAGACCATCGCCTTCCTCACCTCCGAGTTCGTGTCGATCGGCGCGGCCACGGCGGAAGAGGTCGCAGCGGTCATCAACGCCAAGATCGTTGGCGCGAAGGCCTCGGTCACATCGGCGGGCACGAAGGTCACGATCACGAGCGACCGGCGCGGCACCGGCAGCTACATCGAGGTCACGGGCGGCACCGGCAACGGCGTGCTCGGCTTCAACGTCGCGGAGGTGCAGGGCACCGGCAACGTCTCGAACATCGACGCGGTCACGGTGGCCGAGGTCAAGACGATCGTGGAAGCCGCGGTCTCCGGCGTCACGGTCACGGACGTCAGCGGTAAGGTCAAGATCCAGCGCAACACCACCGGGCCGACCGCAACGGTTCAGGTGGACGCCTCGAGCACGGCAGACGACGAGCTCGGCTTCGACAACGCGGTGCATGCAGGCTCGACAGGCGCGGCGGTCAACACGCTTCGCCTGGACGGGAAGTACGACGGCACCTACGCCCATATCCTGAAGGGCAAGGTCGAGAACGCGACGAGCGGCAACGCCGCCGAGTTCAACCTCGTCGTCCTGAAGAACGGAATCATCATCGAGACGTTCCCGAACGTCACAATGGATGATGCCGCGACGAACTACGTGGAGACGGTCGTGAACCACGCGACGACCGGCTCGAAGTACGTCGCTGCGGTCGACCTCGACGCGGGCACGGGCGCCGCCTCGACGGACCGCCCCATCAACGTGACGACCTCCTTCCTCTCGGGCGGCAACGACGGCCTCACGTCCCTCGCCGACACCGACTTCACGGGGGCCTCGAGCTCGAGCGGGAAGACGGGCATTCGCGCGTTCGATCTCGTGCAGGACCTCAACCTCCTCACGATCCCCGGCCGCGCGACCTCTGCGGTGCAGAACGCGATGATCACCTACTGCGAGGTGACCCGCGACATGAGCATGTTCGCGATTCTCGACCCGCCCGCGGGGCAGAGCGCCGAGCAGATCATCACCTACTTCGAGACGACCGCGGCCCTGCTCGGCATCTCGGAGTTCGGCGCGGCCTACTGGCCGCGTATCAAGGTCCTCAACCCGAATAAGACGGTGTTCGGCAACGAGGACCAGATCACCGTCCCGCCCTCGGGTCACATCGCCGGCGTCTACGCCCGCACCGACGCGAGCAAGGACGGCGGCGTCTACGAGTACCCTGCGGGTGTCGAGAACGGCATCCTCTTCGGGTGCCTCGGGTTCGAGACCAACGAGGTGCTCGAGGAGGCGAAGCGCGACCTCGTCTACCCGAAGCGCATCAACCCGCTGACGGTCCTGCCGGGTTCGGCGCGCCACATCGACGGCACGCGCACGCTGAAGGGCGGAGGCAACTTCCCCTACATCGCGGAGCGGCGCGGCGCGATCTTCATCGAGCAGTCGGTCAAGAACGGCCTCCAGTTCGCGCGGCAGAAGAAGAACACCGAGGAGCTCCGTCAGACGGTCAGCCGCACGGTGGAAGCATTCCTCTTGGCGCAGATGCGCAACGGCGCCTTCCGCACCAACGACCCGGCGACCGCCTTCTACGTCGACTTCGGCGAGGGGCTAAACCCGGCATCGGTGCAGTTCGCCGGCCAGCTCATCGGCCGCATCGGCATCGCTACAGCGAAGCCTGCGGAGTACATCATCTTGCGATTCTCGCAGGACACGCGCGCACTCGAAGAGGAGCTCGCGGCCTGACCGCGGCGCATTAGGAGGTCGTCATGCCCACGGTCATCGGAAAGACCCGTAGCTTCCACAAGAAGTACAAGTTCATCGTCGAGATCGACTCGTTCGGCTCGAGCGCCTGGCAGAAGTGCTCGGAGCTCTCCGCCGAGGTCGCGAAGATCGAGCAGTGGGAGGGCGGCAGCCTCATCCCCAACAAGTCGCCGGGCCGCGTGACGTTCTCGGACGTCACGCTCGAGCGCGGCGCCACGGACGACCAGAATGCCTACGACTGGTTCAAGCAGGTCGCGGACGCGGTCGCGAACAGCGGCGGCGTCGACGACACCTACAAGCGCAACGGCGATGTCGTGCAGCAGAACCGCGACGGCAAGACCCTTCGCCGCTGGCGGCTCACGAACGCGTGGCCGACGAAGTTCGTCGCGGGCGAATGGGACAACACGGCCGACGAGAACGTCATGGAGATGCTCACGCTGACCTACGACACCTTCGAGCCGAAGAAGGTCTGACGCTGAAGGCGCGCCGGTCACGCGGCGCGCGTTCACTTACCCGCACGAGGCCCCATGTCGACAGAGACCATCGAGCTCCCTTCGGGGCTCACGCTCAGCATCCGTGGAATGAAGGCGAAGGAGATGGCTCTCCTCGCCGACGACAGCGAGGACGAGGACAGCCCGCGCAGCAAGGAGCGCGTGCACCGCAAGAAGGCGGGGGGCAAGCGGAAGAACCCCGTGAGCGCCATCCTCTCCGGCTGCGCGCTCGAGGTCCTGAACGTTGGCCCCTACGAGGCGTGGGGCGCGGTTGCCGGGACGCTGCCCCATTCCGAGGGGAAGGAGCAGATTGCCGGCCCCGGTCGGCTCCCGGTCCCGGAGCTCCTCATGGCGGATCGCTTCGTCGCGCTTACGCGGGTTCGTGCGGCCACGTGGGGCGATGGCTACGAGTTCCGCGTGCGCTGCAAGGAGAAGACCTGCGAGCGCTACAAGAAGCCCTTCCTCTGGGAGATTCCCCTCTCCGAGCTCGAGGTGAAGCCTCTGCCCAAGGCGTCGCGCGAGCGCGTGGCGCAGAAGCAGCTCACCTTCGAGTTCGTCCTCGGGGGCAAGAAGGCGAAGTTCAAGCTCCAGCAGGGCCTCGACGAGCTCAACGCGCCGGACCTTTCCGAGCTACCGAAGAGCAAGATCTTCCTCGCGCAGTGCGCCTCACGTTTGATCTATGTCGAGGGCATCGACGTCACCGACTTCGACAACCTCCTCGCGTGGGTCGGCGAGCTCGACCTCCAAGACGTGCTCGAGGCGACGTCGCTTTACGACTCGGTCGATGGCGGCATGGAGACGAACACGATGGTCGAGTGCCCGGACTGCGGGCTGGAGTTCGACATCGCCGTCCCTTTCGACAGTCAGTCCTTCCTCCTGCCGGACAAGAAGACCCCGGCTGGGAAGCGGCTGGCCGAACCGATCAGCTAGTACCGCGCTACGACTGGGAAGCCTGGCAAGAGGCGCTCTTCTCCCTGCTCTACACGCAACATGGTGGGAGCGGCCTGTCTCTCACCATGGCCGACGTTCTTGAGCTAGACTTCGCTCAAGTCGAAAAGTTCATCGAGCTCCTAGACACGCGGCGTGCCGAGGAGGCGAGGGCGATTCGCGCGGCAGGGAGAAGGTAGCGTGGCGCTCAACAACTTCGGCCTCGGGTTCGAGCTGGCAGCCAAGGACTCGGCGTCCGCGGCTGTCGTCGGCCTTGGGAAGAAGATCGGCCTCCTCCAGAAGAACGTCGAGGACGTCAACCAAGCGTTCGAGGGGACCACGAACCGGACGCGCGACCTCACCACGGGTCGCTTCGTCAAGGCGCCGCAAGGGTTGCTCAACAAGGAGTTCATGGGCCAGGTCGGCGCCGCGCTCACCGGCATCGGCGTGGTCGCTTCCGGTGTGGGCTACGGCATTGCGCACTCCCTCTCGGGCGCGCTGGACGAGGCGACGAAGTTCGGTAAGAGCGTGGCCGAGGTCGCATCGATCACCGACCGCGCGGCCTTCCCCATGGAGGTCATCGAGAAGATCGGTAAGGACATGGCGTCCACCTACGGAGGCGACCTCAACCTCCAGGTGAAGACGCTCTACCAAGCCGTGAGCTCGGGTGCCTCGAGCGCCGCGGAAGCGACCGCCCTCATGCACGCCGCGAACAAGCTGGCGGTCGGCGGTCTTTCTGACTCCTTCATGGCCGTCGACGCGCTGACCAACGTGCTCAACGCGTACGGCATGAAGATGACGCAGGCGAACGAGGTCTCCGACGCCCTCTTCACCACGGCAAAGATCGGTAAGACCACCATCGACGAGCTCGCGAAGCAGATCGGCCGCGTGGCGCCGACTGCCGCCGCGATGGGCGTTGGAATGGATGATCTCATGGCCGCGGTCACCGCGGGCAGCACGCAGCTCGGCAATGCAAGCGCCGCCATCGATGGCTTCAAGGAGGCCATGAGCGGCATCTTGAAGCCCACCGCGGACGCCGAGAAGGAAGCCAAGCGCCTCGGCATCACCTTCAGCGCCAAGGCACTCCGCGAACAAGGCTTCCCGAAGTTCCTTGCATCGATCACTCAAAACGCCAAGTTCTCGAAGGACACCATCGGCAAGCTCTTTGGCTCGATGACCGCCTTCAACACCATGTCGGTCCTCGCGTCGAACAACGGCAAGGCCTTCGCCGATGCCCTCGATGGGATGAAGAACAAGGCGGGGGCGACCGACTACGCTTTCGAGACGCTGGCGCAGACCGCAGACTTCGCCTCGAGCGTGCTCAAGTCGAACGTGCAGACCGCGATGGTGAACATCGGCCAAGTGATCGCGCCAGTCATCGGGCGCGTCCTCACGTGGGTCAACAAGCTGTTCAAGGCCTTCAACGACGGGCCGAAGTGGATGCACAAGTTCGTCGCCGTCGTTGGGGTCGTCGGCGCCGCCATCGCCTTCCTTGTCGGTGGCCTCGCGAGCGGCGCAGTCGCTATCGGCGGCCTCATCATCATGGGCAAGGCCCTCCTGATCGCGCTCGGAGTCGTGGCGGTGATGTTCGGCGCGGTCGTCGCGGCGGCCATCCCGCTCATCGCCATCGGCGCCGCGCTCTACGTGGCGTGGACACGCAACATCGGCGGTATTCAGGAGAAGGTCACCTATTGGTTCAACCGTATCAAGCTCGCCTTCCAGGCCCTCGTCATGATCTTCGAGGAGGGAGGCTTCTCGGGCAGCGTCCTCGCCGAGCTCAACAAGGCAGAGAACGCGGGCATCAAGCAGTTCGCGATCAACGTGTTCATGTGGATCGGGAGGATCAAAAACTTCTTCCGCGGCCTCGGCGCGGCATTCTCGACCGGCATGGAGCGTGTCGGCCCCATCATCGACAAGATCTCGGAGGCCTTCGGGCGCCTCGTCTCGCACTTCTCCCCGGTAAAGGAGAATGCCAAGTCCGCCGAGTCCACCTTTCAGAAGTTCGGGCGTATCGGCGGCCAGGTGGGCGACTTCCTAGCGACGGTCATGGAGAAGGTCGCGACTGGCGTGCTGCTCGCCATCACCTTCGTCGAGGGTGCGGTCGCTGTCTTCGAGGGCTTCAAGCCTGCGCTGACCGCGGCGTGGGACGCAGCGAAGGGTCTCTTCAAAGCCTTCAGCGATATCTTCGCCGCGTTCGGAGGCGGCAAGAGCTCGTTGAACGACCAGCAGGTGACTTGGCAGACCCTCGGGAACGTGCTTGGGTTCGTCGCGAACATCATGATCACTAGCCTCACGGTCGCGATTCGCGTGGTCGCCGGCGTCCTCACTTGGATCGCAGGAATCATCGCGGCACTGGTCACCATCTGGGATGGCCTCACATCGGCAATCGCGACTGGAGTGCAGATCGTCATCGCCATCTTCACCGGGCAGTGGGGCCAGGCTTGGGACCTCGCGAAGAAGATGGTCACCGACTGGATGACGACCGTACTGTCCGCGTTCCTGAAGGTCATCGGTGGCGCCGCGGGCATGGTCGACTCGCTCGGCAAGATCTTCGGGAAGGACCTCGGCCTGAAGGCCAAGGTCGAGGGGCTCGGGGCCGGCCTGGCGCCGGGCGGGGGCGCGTCCCCGGCCCTCCCCGCGGCCACCCCCCCGGCCGCCTCGGGAAACCTCGCTGGCGGGGCGCCTGGCGTGGCTGCGGCGGGGGTGGCGGCCCCGGCCCCGGCCCTCATTGGCCCGCCCCCGCCCCCGGTGAAGACCGATGTGACGGTCAAGAGCGAGATCGTGCTGGACAACGCCAAGGTCGGCGAGGCCATGAAGAAGCTCAGCGTCGAGAATTCGGGGCGTGGCTTCGCGCCGACGCCTTCGCCCACGGAGTAAGCCATGGCGTTCGACGACAAGGCCCCGAAGATGATCCTCGCGAACATGACGACGGGTGAGTCGCATGAAGCGCAGTTCAACCCCGAGCAGTTCAACGAATCGATCGGCGTCAACTACGCCAAGCTCCAGGTCCCCGGCCTGTCGCATTCGCGAAAGCACTTCATCAACACCGAGGACGTGAAGTTCGACTTCGAGCTCTGGTATCACGCGGTCGGCGGCACGGCGGCGGACCTCGCAACCATCCTCGAGCACCGCAAGTTCCTCTACGCGCTGACCCACCCGTGGCGCGCAGATGGCATCAACCGCGGGGGGCCGCCGCGGGTCCTCTTCATCTGGCCGACCTTCATCAGCCTCACGTGCGTGATCACCGGCCTCACGTTCAACTACACGCAGTTCTCGAAGGCGGGGGCGCCCATCGCGTGGAAGGCGAAGGTGACGCTCGAGGAGATTCGCGACACCTTCGTGTCGATGGAGGACATTCTTTCGCTCGGGACGCAGCGCGCGGACATCGGGCAGATCACAACGCGATACAAGGGTGAGTTCTGATGGCCGGCCCCCGTCGCTACAGCAGGCACCTCTACAGCCTCGGCTTCCATGATGACGAGCCGGATGGCAGCGAAGGCCCGCTCATGCTCACGGAGCGCGAGCCGTTCACGTACCGCGTCTACGCCGACAACCGCGAGCACATCGTCTCGCAAGGAGAGACGCTCTTCACCCTCGCCGCGAAGTACCTTTCCCCCATCCCGCGTGCCGCGGGCCTTTGGTGGGTCATCGCCGACTTTCAGCCAGACCCCATCCACGACCCGACCATCCAGCTCACGCCCGGAACGACCATCGTGATCCCGAGTGTTCGCACCGTGCTCGAGGCGGTCTTCAGCGAAAGTCGGCGTCTCGAGGCCGGTCTATGAGCAAGGCGAAGGACGCGCCGTTCTACTACGTACTCGTGCAACCTGAAGGGAAGGGCGAGGCGTCGCGTATCGACACGACCGATACGGTGCTTTCGCTCAGCTACGAGGACGGCGAGAAGAAGGCGAACCAACTCGTGCTCGAGGTCGACAACTGGGACCTCTCCAACTTCGACAACCCCATCTGGAAGACCGGCAACACCGTCATCGTGACGTGGGGCTATCCCGGCTTCATGGCGCCGCAGCGGCAAGCCGTGATCCAGAAGGTGAAGGGCTCGACCAAGCTGCACATCACCGCGCTCGCGAAGTCGATTCTCATGAACAAGGTCACGAAGAGCAAGACCTACGAGAACACGACACGCTCTGAGGTGGTGCACGCGATCGCGAAGGAGTACGGCTACGGCGACGCGCAGCGTGACGTCGAGGAGACCTCGACCGTGCATGAGACGATCACGCAAGCACGCATGACCGACGCGCAGTTCATCAAGAAGCTGGCCGACGCGGAGCACTTCGAGTTCTACGTCGACTTCGACGGCTTGCACTGGCACGCGCGCCGGCTCGGGAAGAAGCCGCTTCGCGTGCTCCAGTATTACCTCCCGCCTGACGTCGGCGACATCATCGAATTCGACGTCGAGAACGACATCTTCGCGAAGCCTGCCGCGGTGACGACCAAGGGCCGCGATCCTGTCAAGAAGGCCGACGTCGGCGGCGAGGCATCGAACGGCAAGACGGAACGCGACGCGCTTTCCCCGGTGCCTGAGATGGTCGACGAGGCCACTGGGTCGATCACGCAGCAAAAGCAGTCGGTCTCTGCTGATACGCGACCCACGACGGAGACGAGCAAGGACCAAGCGAAGAAGGAGGCGGACGGTGCCTTCAAGCGCTCGCTCCTCACGAACGTCAAGCTCAAGATCGACATGGTGGGCGACCCCGGCATCGTCGCGAAGTCGGTTGTCGAGGTGCGGGGGATCTCGAAGCGGCTCTCCGGCCTGTACTACGTGAACCGGGCTACCCACAAGATCGACTCGGGTGGCTACAAGCTCGAGCTCCATTGCTCGACAGATGGCACGCGAGGCCATTCCGAGAACCTCATCCCAGCGAATGCGGGCGGCGGGGGGTCGAGCGCCGCAACACCGGCTGCGCTCGAGGCCTGCAAGAAGCAGGCGGCAGCGAAGTCGAGCGAGCTCGCGAGCGCCATC